AAGTAGGCATAGTCAGCTCCTAAAAAGTTAATGAAATGAAGGGGATATAAGTACCCAATCAGGCGCAGTCCCTTTCCGCAGGAAAAAAGGGACGAGCCGATACCCCAAACTGAGATGAAACACTAGAATTAGGTCTTCGAATTAGGCATTTAGTCTCATAACCTGATGAATCTAGGCGTATATCAACTGATATTCAAGGGAGACTACAGTCAGANGCCTTCCTACCCTGATGTCTACCCTGGTGGTACGGGACCAACGAAGTGTACCGACGGGGGTTGAGGCTCCACTGTATTACCACCTCACACACGAGACCCTTTTTTTATGATCCCTTTATTCCAAACAGCAGCTCCGACTCCTACTAGCTTATCGCTACGCATTGCTACATTAGAAGCTCGCATTGAATTATTAGAGAAACGCTTAGCAATATCTGAGCGTGGTGCGGCTCCTCAAAAATATACGGTTGATTCCGTGACTGATACGGGATCGCCGCATTGGGTATTGGGAGAAAATGGTGCTAGTGCACCTACCCCATAGGGACCAATCAACTTTCGCCCTAGGGGGCTAAGGTCGAATCCCTAAAAATTTTTAAACAATGTAACGTATTTGTTACATTAACCCGCTTTACGGTAACGTTTATGAATCATTAGCTAGCGCGGGATAGCTCAGTTGGAAGAGCGGTGGACTCATAATCCACAGGCCACAGGTTCGAGTCCTGTTCCCGCAACCAATTAACCAAGGGATGTATGCGTAAACAAGAACTAGAGAAGTTTCTTAGGCAGTTTGAAGTACTGAGAGGGATCTCGGTAGAGTATCCCGAAGGTATGTCCAAGTACCTAGCACCCCAGTTGGTAGTTCTTACTGGGTTGGTTAACCTTCATGGTGAGCCTCACATGTTTGAGGCAGAGATTAATTTGAATGACTTCAAGACCGCAGACGACTGTATGCGTTTGGCGAAGTCAATCCTGATTGCATTTGATAAGGCAGAGAATAATGGCAGCACGCAAGCGAGCAATTAAACACGACGAGAATACTAGGATGAAGATTCAGGCAGCACAGCTGATCAATCGTCTTACAGACCATGCCAATGGGAATGTGGAGCTTAGCGCTACCCAAGTACGGGCGATTGAGGTTCTTCTCCGTAAGACCCTACCAGACCTGTCAGACGTTCGGATGGAAGTCGACGCACAACCCGTTACGTTCCAGTTGGATCTGGGCGGCAAGAAATGAAGATCTTCATTGCCGTGCTAGTCCTTTAATAACTATACGAGAAAGTAATTTGTGGATGTCATTAAATACCAACCACCAGGTCCAAACGCTGCAGCGTTCCATCAATCAGATTCATTTGTGCGTGGGCTTATGGGGCCTGTCGGCTCAGGAAAAAGTTCAAGCTGTTGCGTCGAAATTGTGGCCAGGGCGATACGCCAAAGAGCTTCACCAGACGGGATCCGTAGGTCACGCTGGCTCATCATCCGTAACACATACCCAGAGTTAAAGTCCACCACGATCAAAACGTGGGAAACCTGGTTTCCTTCCAATGTCGCTCCCATCAAATGGGANACCCCAATTACATCTACGATGAAGATNAACAACATCGGAGACGGCACTGGAATGGAACTAGAAGTACTGTTCATGGCGTTAGACCGCCCGACCGAGACAGGTAAACTACGTTCCTTGGAATTAACTGGCGCATGGATTAACGAAGCATCCGAGATCCCCAAAGAGATCTTTGATATGGTGACCCAGCGTGTGGGACGTTTCCCGTCCAAACTACTAGGTGGTCCAAGCTGGACAGGTATCATCCTTGATACCAACCCATGCGATGACGACCACTGGTACTACAAGCTAGCCGAAGAAGAGCGTCCCGAACAATGGGAGTTCTTCCGTCAGCCTGGCGGACTATACAAAGAGGGCGAGGACTATAAGCCAAACCCAGATGCTGAAAATATTTTAAACCTACCAGATGGACACAACTACTACATCAGACAGTTGCCCAGCAAAGATGATGACTGGATCAATGTCTTCTTACTGGGAAACTATGGCAGCACTCGCGATGGCAAACCTGTCTATCCCGAGTTCAATGACAAAGTTCATACCCTCGACAAAAACGTTGAGGCAGAACGAGGCTTACCGCTTGTTCTTGGATGGGACTTTGGACTTACTCCTGCGTGCGTCATTATGCAAGTCACAGCAAGAGGAAAGATTATCATCTTGGATGAACTCGTATCTGAAGACATGGGCATCCGACAGTTTGCCAACGAAGTCGTTAAACCGCACTTGGTCACCAAGTACGTTGGATTCCAATGGTTCTCCGCAGGAGACCCAGCAGGAAACATCCGAGCACAAACTGATGAACGCACTTGTTTGCAGGAACTGCTCGAGGCGGGCATTGCTACTGAGCCAGCCCCCACAAACGACTTTATTCCAAGACGTGAAGCAGTGGCTTTCTTCCTTACGAGAATGGCTGATGGTCAGCCTGCGTTTGCGTTAAACCCACGTTGCACATGGCTTAGGAAAGGATTCCTAGGCCGCTACAAATATGAGCGCCTGAAGACATCAGGACCAGCTCGATACAAAGACAGACCCGTCAAAGACATGACATCGCACATTCAAGATGCGCTGCAGTATGCGTGCTTGCGGGTAAGAAGCGGTCTTACTCCACAAAGGGCAAGACCTACCGTTAAGAAATCCGCAAAAGGCTGGACATGAGTTATCTAAATAACAAACCCCCTGTCGAGGTAGACATCAAGGTAGAAAGCGACATGCAAGAAAACATGTTGCTAGAAACCAACCTCGAGGCATACGCATCTAAGTGCTGGGACCAAGCACGCACAGCAAAGTCTCAGATTACAGAGCGTTTGCTAAAGTGTGAACGTCAACGTCGCGGCGAGTACGATCCTGACAAGCAGATGGAAATCAATCGCGCTGGCGGATCTGACATTTACATGATGCTCACAGACGTGAAGTGCCGTGCCGCTGAGTCTTGGATCCGTGATGTCATGCTCAATCAACAAGAGCGTGTATTTGAATTATCACCATCCAAAGATCCTATGCTCCCACTCGAAATGAAGAGTGCAATCGTAGACTTGGTTAAACAAGAGGCAATGGAGTTTATTGCTCAGGGCGAACAGCTCCACCCAGAATCGTTCCGTGCCCGCATGGAAGAGGTTCACGAAACAATTATGCACCGCCTTAAGGAAGAGGCTAAAGACGCTGCCCGTCGCATGGGCGACAAGATTCAAGACCAGCTTAACGAAGGCAAGTTCTACGATGAGCTCAAGAACTTCATCACCGACTTCGTAACCTTCCCGACCGCCATTATTAAAGGTCCAGTTGTTAAGAAGCGCAAAGGCTTGCAATGGGGCCCAGACTTCACCCCAATCGTTACTACCGAATATGTGCGTGAAATTGAGCGTGTCAGTCCTTATGACATCTACCCCGCGCCCAGCAGCATTAGCATAAACGACAACTACCTATGCCATCGACACAAGTTCACCCGCTCCGCTATGGCGGCTATGCAGGGCGTTCCTGGTGTGGATAATGATAANGTACAGACTATCATCGATCGCTTCGGCAAGGACGGCTATACCAGCTTCCAGCAGGGCGATAACGAGCGCCGTGTACTTGAGGGTAAACCCTTCCGTGCACCCATCACAGAGGGTCTCATTGAAGCAATTGAGATCTGGGCATCTGTCAGTGGCGCATGGCTCAAAGAGTGGGGCATGGAAGATAAGACCATTCAGGAAGACCAAGAGTACGAAGTCAACCTTTGGATGACTGCAGGCGTTGTATTCAAATGCATCTTAAATCCTGATCCGCTAGGTCAGCGTCCTTACAATATTGCTAGCTGGGAAGAAGTTCCCCATAGCTTTTGGGGTGTAGCNCTNCCAGAAGTAATGCGTGATGCACAAACATTGTGCAATGCAGCAGCCCGTAGCTTAGCCAACAATATGGCAGTTGCCTCTGGTCCTCAGGTGGAAGTTGTGATTGACCGCCTACCTGACGGTGAAGACCTAACAGAGATCTATCCTTGGAAGATATGGCAAACCACTTCAGACAGAACTGGCGGTGGACAGCGAGCCGTTAACTTCTTCCAGCCTTCTATGAACGCTGACGTGCTTATGAGCGTGTATCAGCAGTTCGCTAAACAGGCAGATGAGATTACTGGCATACCAAATTATGTGTATGGTTCTAGTGCAGTAAGTGGCGCTGGACGCACTGCTAGTGGTTTATCGATGCTTATGGACAATGCATCAAAAGGTATCAAGCAAGCGATAGCAAACATTGATAAAATAGTATCTGGTATTGTGCAAAGACTATATCTGCACAATATGATGTACGATGAAGATCCTTACATTAAGGGTGATTTCAAGGTTGTAGCCAAAGGCGCAATCGGTCTAATCCAAAAAGAAACACTTCAGATGCGCAGGAATGAGTTCCTCATTGCTACGTCCAATCCAATTGATTCCCAGATTGTTGGCACAGAAGGTAGGGCATACCTACTTCGTGAGCTTGCTCGTGGTCTGCAGATGGATACGGAGAAGATCATACCGAACCAAGAGTCGATTGCACAGGCAGTTACAGAGCAGAAGGCTCAAGCCCTTGCGCAACAGATGGTTCAGCAACTCGCAGCAGAAGCACAAGCCCAGCAACCCCCAATGCCTACCCCAGCTTTGCCAAGTGGCGAGCCAATGGGTGGACAGGTAGCCAACACGGTTCAACCCGTATCAATGGCAGACGGTGGGATGGTTGGTCCTTACACAGCAGAATTGAAACAAGTGTTGTATGAAAACAACGCTATTTAATTAGGAGCATTAAACATGATGATGAAAAAATACGCAGACGGTGGCATGTCTAAAAAAGATGACATGATGATGATGAAAAAAGAAAAGTCTATGCCAAAAGCCAAGAAGATGGCTGACGGTGGTATGGCTATGAAGAAGATGATGATGGCAGACGGCGGTTATGTATGCGGTCATCGTTCTCCACAAGACTACGGTAAGAAGAAGTAAATGGGTTACGTACCCGAGTGGTCGCGCCTAAACCACGCAAAGACTGGCGCTAATAAACCCAAAGAAGGTATTGTAGAAAAGCCTATCTTTGAAGATCGTGAAATGAATGAGGACTCTGAGGAGTCTGAATACACAACCCCGACAGATCGTGATTGAACAACCTTCAAAACGCGTCATCCAATCTTTAGCCAATCTTGAAAGCGACAACGATTTCAAAGAAGTGGTTGATTGGTTGAACCGCTCACTACAACAGATTAAGCATGACGCTCTGCATACCAAGGACGAGGTGCAAACCCGCTGGTATCAAGGAGCTGGTCAAGCTCTCGATGAGTTTCTTATTAAGGCTTCCCAAGCCAGAGAAACCATCCGCAAGTTTTAGTCCGTAGGACTAACCCCAACCCAGGTGGGTCTACCTGGGATTAATGAAGACCTACCCAAGGTCGCGTAATTACCGCAAGGCTTACGCAAGACCAGGTGGCTCATGGAGAAAAAACAGTGGCAATTCCACGCGAAGTACAGAAAGCGGCCGAACGCGCCGAAGCCCTTCACAAACAGCTTTATGAGAAGCCAAGTGAAGAACCTCAAACCGCCCCAGAAGAACCTGTAGCGGCTCCTACTGAAGATCCTCCTTTGCAGGATGCTCAGCCTCAAGCTGATGCACAACCTGCAGATCCTGCTTCCGCTCCACCTACCGAGCAGCCAGACGAGCAGAAGAAAGATGATCAGTGGGAACACAGATACAAGGTATTGGAAGGGAAGTATCGGGCTGAGGTGCCCAGGCTATCCGCCGACAATCGAGAGTTGCGTACCAAGATGGACGCACTCACATCAGAAATAGAGAGTTTGAAAAGCAAGGCTGCAGAGCCAGCTGCTTCACTCATCAGTCCAGAGGATCGCGAGAAGTATGGCGATGACTTATTGGATGTCATTAAACGCACTGCCCAAGAACAGGTGGCTGCGAAAGACGCAGAGATTAATTCACTCAAAGCACGTCTTGAAAGTCTCCATGCGGATACTGCCAAGACAGCAGAGGTATCTTTCTATGATCGTCTTTCTCAGCTTGTACCAGACTGGGTAACAATTAATGATGATTCCAATTTCCTTAAGTGGCTAGATGAATATGACAGCTTGACTGGTAAGCGACGCCAAGACCTCCTCTCTGAAGCTGAAAACTCTCGAGATGCTGATCGCGTATCGCGTTTCTTTAACGCATGGAAAGGCCAGCAACAGACCAACACCACGACATCCAAGAAAGCTCTTGAGTCCCAGGTTGTGCCTGACACAAATAAAGTGTCTACACCTCCAAAAGGGAAACGATTCTTTACCCGAGCAGAGATTGCTGATTTCTATCAGCGAGCCCGTAG